AACAAAAATTAAGAAATAAAGTTCACGATGAAACTATAAGATATATGGAAATGTATGGTAAACATAGTACTGTGATTGATTATTTTTATGATTATTTAAATAAAGGAAAAAATGATATAAAGGTAGTAAGTGACATTTGTATAAAAGCACAATATGGTAGTAAAAGGGAGTTTTATGTTTTAAACATGGGTTCTAAAATAATGGCAAGAATGGTGGAGAATTTTTTTAAGAAAGTTTGTGGTCAGTCTTCTACCGAGATGATTTCTATAGGTGGAGATGATAAAATGATAACTATTCAGAATATAATGGATAAAATAACTAAGCATGCAGTTAGTAATAAAAACAAAATATATTATATAAATGGTGATTGTAGTAAATGGTCCGCCTCTGAGATGCTTGAAACTTTTTTAACGGTAATTGTGGCTTTTGAAAAAAAGTATGGTGAGAATAATTATTTTAAACTTATGAAATTTGTTATAGCAAAGTGGATGAAAAAAGTTATACAAGTGCCTGCAGAGTTATTTAGTAAAATAATACCCTTTAGTAAAGATACAGCTTATTTGAATGAAATAAAAGACAACAATTTTCAGATTGAAAGTACTCAAAATTTTCTTCAAGGTGTTTTTAATTATATATCTTCATTTAAAGCAGACGTTTGTAATCACTATGCAAAATTATTACATGAGAAGATATATGGTGATGAAACAATCAAAGTTGAATATATGGTTCATTCTGATGATTATGTTTGTATAGTCTCTTGTAAAGATGATGAATCATTTATGAAATACAGAGAAATTCATAAAGTTTGTATGAAGTTGTGTAATATTACTGATAGTACAAAAAAGACAAATGTTCAACATGTTTTCCTTGAGTTTGTATCTTTGATAAGTTTTAATGGTATGCTTCACTATCCAACAATAAAGAAAACAAAAGAATGTAGTACTTCATTGCCATGTGATGATTTCAAAACTGATTCAGATGCGGTTTGCTCAAGAACGTTAGAATGTGTTAGAGTGGGTTGTGATAATTATTCTTCTTTTGTTTTTCATAGAATTCATATGTTATTACTAAGAAGACTTTATAGTTTGCACAGAGGTGGAAGAAACTTTATTGACAATAAATTTGAGACACCCGTTGAATTATTTGGACAATCAGATATGCTACCTATTTTTTACTTTCTTTGCACAGGTGATCCTAATAATTATAGACTTTATAAATACTCTTCTTTTGGGAAATCAGTATTGAAAAAAATATGTGATTATTCTGAAGAAAATGATTTGGATAGTTTTAAAATCAATTCTCCTAATTTCTTATATAATAGAAAAAATACTAGAATTGTTAATTTAAGGAAAAATTTAAAATATGATCAAGTTTATTGTCTAGATTTTTTAGAAAATAATATGCCTTATAATGTAACAAAACCAAAAGATATAGATGATTATTATGTGTGGCTCTACTGTAGTTATTACAAAAATAGTTTTGTTAAAGCTTATAATAGAGATGATAAGACAACTAGACTTTTAAGAATAGCAAATATAATTAGTACTAAATGTTGTCACATGTTTAATGATGTGGATTTAAACAAATTTTATTTAGAGAGATCAAATTTAAAAACAAATTATGAGAGGGAATTGTTCGATGAAGAAAAACTTTTGACAATGAGGGATATGTACAGTAAAATAATAGAAAGAAGTGAGTCTAAAATTGATGATTTGAACTTGCAGAGAATGATTCTTAGAGGTGATTCAACTTGTGTTCAAATTTATACCTGGTATCACAATTGTGTATTTAACATTACTAACGGTATACCTAATAGATTATCTGTTGCTTCCAAATCTCCTAATAAGCCCAATTGGTTGAACATTACAAAGTATCATGAAGAGCTTTTTTACTATGTGATTGATAAAAAATTATTTAATAAAAATTTCCCTGTCTTTGAACATTCTAAGATTCTAGATATGTTTAAAAATAACATCGATAAAAACATGCCCGGTGTTTTAGAAGATTATCATAACGAGAAGGATTTTAAAAAGAAGAATTCTAAAATGATGCTTATTTATGATAGTATAATGTCATGTAAAAGAAATACTATGGTTTGTATATCAGAAACAAGATATAGGCAAGATATAATAGGTTTTATAAAAAACAATCTTATAAAATACACTGATTTAAGGAAAAAAGTTGAAGTGTCTTATAGAAATTTGTTTTTCGATGTTAATCCTTTCACAATGAGAGAAAATTTTATAATAGGTCAGGATAGATCTACAAATGTTTTAAAGCCTATACTAAATAATTTGACATTATTCTATACTCTCTTTGTTTATAGATTTAAGAAAACTAGAGAAGAATTTGTGAGACTTATCAACTATTCCATGTATTATGATCCTAATGACAATACTAATAACTCCATTCATCAATTATTTGCAAAAACAGATATAACTGATATTATGACAACTGATTTTAATAAAGCTGAAATTCTCTCTTTCTGTTTTTTCAAAAAATTAATTTTCAACGATGATATCCCTTTAAATTATATAACTAAAAATAGTAGATTTTTCTCATATTGTTACGAAACTGATGATAATGTGTTCTTTAAATATTGTGGAACAAATAATTATGCTAGAATAGAGAATGGTATTGTTGTTTTAACTACGGATTGTAGATCTTTAAGTGCTGTTGATAATTTGTATTCAATAGCTTTAAAATTATTAGATAAATTGACTAATTCTAAATTAGAACTTATATTAACAGGATATGAGAGAAATAGAAATTATTTCGAATATGTACCAACTAAAAACACTGAACATTATTGTTGTGCTAATTATAAACATTACACGACATCTAATGACAAATGCTATGGATTCCCTGTTTATTTTTTGAATAATTTAATGACTTTAAATCGTACAAAAATAAATTATTTAATAAAAAATGCTGATAGTAATTATATACTTAAAGACAGTATGATTTTTAAAGGTGACTTGAAAATATTTAATCTAAAATTTTATAATTGTAATTATTGTAATATTTATATTGATTTGAATGACAAATTTCTAAATAAAATAATTAATTCTAGAATTGTTAAAGATCTTTTTCTATATGATACAGATAATAATGATTTTCCCTTTGATGAAGAAGATTTTAACTACATAGTTAATAATATAGAAGTTGATATGAATGATTATACGATAACAGAAATAAAACATGAAGAATATCTTTCTAGAGAACATTTTGACTTTGGAATGGATTTTGATTTTACTGTTGATTTAATAGAAATTGAGGAGGATATAGATGATGAATTGGAGTTAGATGATCTTATAAATCCATTTGAAGAATTATCTGGTTATATAAAAGACACAGCTGTTGAGTTTGTTGAAAAAGTTCCTCAATTTGTTTCAAAATTGTTATTAAAAGGAAATATTTTTAATGATCTGATTTTTTGTTTGTTTAACATAAATAAAAAATCAATCATAATGTCACCTTCTGAATTATATAGTACTGGTTTAGAGATTGATAAAATTAATAACAAAAAATTAAGATTATTACTATTAAATAAAATAAAAAAAATAACAATACCTTCTGAATCATTTTCAATATTTGGTGATTATATAATAAAAGCAGATACTCACAATGATATTGTTTTTTTCAAAAAAATAGGTATAATTAAATATGAAAAACTTGGTGGTCTGAGATTTAAAAACAC